CACCACATACCACGCAGTCCCCTTTTAAGGATTATATATTATGTTTTTTGGCGGAACTTCGTTTGCAGGAGCACCTTTTGGAGATTCAGGATTTAACCCTAATGCGTTTGTAAACGTAACCGGGAATAGAATTAATGCTAATACAGGTACAGTAGGTTTAGTAGGTAATGCTAATATAAGTGTTACTGGCAATAGACTTAATTTTACAATTGGTAATGTAACTATTATTGAAGGTACAGGTGTAAATGTATCAGCTACAGGTAGCCGTATCAACGTATCTAGTGGTGATCCAACTATTGTTGCAAAAGCAACATTAGCTCTAACAGGATCAAGGGTAAACTTAAATACAGGAACACCTACATTTGCATCTATATATTCCGTAACAGGATCTAGAATAAATACAAGTACGGGTAGTCCAACCATAGTTGGTAAAGCGACTGTATTACCAAATGGATCACAAGTAAATTTTGGTACAGGAACTGTTACTATATCTGCCGATGCAAACTTATCTGTTACAGGAAACAGAGTCGATGTATCTGTAGGAAACGTTACAACTAAAGCAAACGCAACTGTAACTGTTACTACAAACAGACAAAATATTTCAACAGGAACTGTAACCATTGTAGCAAAAGCAACAGTGACACCAGATGGTAGTAGAATAAATGTTGCAGATGGTTCTGTATTAATTAAAAAATGGGATGGTATTGTACCAGGAGCTAGTATGACTTGGAGTCCAGTACAGACATCGTTAGGATAGAATTATGTTATTTGGAGCAACACCCTTTGCAAACTCACCATTCGCCGATCCAGGTGGCGTAACAGTCTTTGTTTCTTTAACAGGAAACAGGCTAAATGTAAGCACTGGAACAGTTGGTATTAGTGCTTCTGCTAGAATATTGCCAGGAGGTTCTGAGATAGAGATATCTGTAGGTAATGTAACTACAAAAGTCGACCAAAGAGTTGCTGCATCTGGTGTAAGAATAAACCTTGCAACTGGTACCGCTTCTGTGATATCATGGAACCCGATAGTTCCAGGGGCAACTGGTACCTGGGTACCTATTGACCCGGACAATCCGTAGGAGAAATATATGGCATCAAGTACGTCGAGCGACTTAAAACTAGAATTAATTACCACAGGTGAAAAATCAGGTACCTGGGGTACAATTACAAACACGAATTTACAGATATTAGAGCAAGCAGCATCAGGGTATTTATCTCTTAATGTGGGATCTGGTGATGTAGCTTTATCTTTAGCAAACCATGCTACAGCAAATGGTAAAAATTTATACTACAAGTTTACTGGTACATTAACTGCAAACAGAACAGTCACTATGCCAGATTCTGCTGAAAGAGTATTTATTGTAGAAGATGGTACAACTAGAACTTCTTCTAACTATACACTAACAGTTAAGACTGTATCAGGGACCGGACTAGCTTTACCGATAGGTTCTACAACAGTTTTATATTCTGATGGTACAAATATTACAGGTAAACTACAAACCAAAGGATACTACACACCATCTGCAACATATACTACAGTCAATGGTGATCAAATTTTAGTTGACACATCTGGAAGTGGTATAAGTGCTGCGGTTACAATAAACCTACCTGCTTCACCTGCTATTGGAAATGAAGTTACATTTATTGATAGTGGAAACAATCTTGCATCTAACAACCTTACTGTTGGTAGAAATGGATCTAATATAAATGGATCTGGATCTGATTTAGTTGTTTCAACAAATGCTTCAGCTTTTACCTTGGTGTATGTTAATGCAACAAGAGGCTGGGTATATAAAGACAAAATATAGGAGCTAACACGTGGCTCTACTTGACTTTCAATTCTTTCCAGGAATAGATAAACAAAATACATCTGTCGGTGCCGAAAGCCGTTGGGTTGATTGTGACAATGTAAGGTTTAGGTACAACCTTCCAGAAAAAGTTGGTGGTTGGTCTTCACTTGTTACAGACACTATATGTGGTGTAGCGAGAAGACAGTTTGCGTTTGTTGATCTTGACGGTAACCGTTATGTTGCCATAGGTACAGACAAGTTTTTATTACTATACTTTGAAGGTCAGCTTTATGACATTACACCTGTAAAAGCAGCTTTGACTGGTGCAACAATTGCAACTACATCTGGTTCTGCTATATGTTCTATAACTAAAGCTAGTCATAACTTGGTAGCAGGCGACATTGTACAATTTAATAATGTAACACTACCAGGTGGTACAGGATACTCTGCATCTGATTTTGAAGATAAAAACTTTCAAGTAACTTCTGTTACATCATCTTCTGTGTTTACAGTTACACAAAGCTCTAACGCATCAGCAACTGTATCTACAGGGGGTAGTATAGAATTAATTCCTTACGAGCCAGTGGGTCCTGCTGCACAATCATATGGTTATGGTTGGGGTACAGATACTTGGGGAGCAGGGAACTGGGGTGAAGCATCATCAGCAAACGATGTAACACTAGAACCAGGGCTCTGGTCATTGAGTAATTTTGGAGAAGTATTGGTTGCAACTATTGCAAACGGTAAAACATTTACATGGAATGCAGGAGCTTCAACACCATTAGAAGTAAGAGCATCAACAGCTACATCTGGTTTTGCAACTACAAATAATCCTACTGCAACAAGGGTAACACTAGTATCACCAACAACACGTCACTTAATTCATCTAGGTACAGAAACAACTATTGGCACACCAGCAACACAAGATGATATGTTTATAAGATTCTCTGAACAAGAAGATATAAATGATTATACAGTAACAGCAATTAATACAGCTGGATCACAAAGACTACAAGATGGCACAAAAATTATGGGTGCATTAAAAGCAAAAGAAGCGATCCTAGTTTGGACTGACAATGCATTATATACCATGAAATTTGTAGGTGCTCCTTTTACATTTGGTTTTGAACAAGTGGGTACTAACTGTGGATTGATAGGTAAGAATGCAGCTGTTGAAATAGACGGTGTTGCATATTGGATGTCACCAAATGGTTTCTTTGCATTTGATGGTACAGTCAAATCTATACCATGCTCAGTACAAGATTATGTGTATGATCAAGCAGATACCACAAAAGGACAACAAGTATATGCAGGATTAAATAATCAGTTTACAGAAGTGGTATGGTATTATCCATCAACAAACTCAGAATATAATGATCAATATGTTGTATATAATTATGGTGAAAGCAATGTTAGAACAGGACCAGTTTGGTATATAGGAACAGAAGCTAGAACTACATGGATTGATGCAACAGTTTATCCTACACCTTTTGCAACTAAGTTTGATGATAGTGCGACAGGTACATTTCCAGTCATTGTAGGAGAATCAGGGCTCGGGCAAACTACGTTATTTGAACATGAAGTAGGCACAGATCAGGTCAATCCTGATGGATCTACAACAACAGTCACATCTTTTATACAATCGTTTGATTATGACCTACAACAAAGAATGAGAGGTCAACAATATTCTATAGCGGGAGATGTATTCTTAGCAGTAAGAAGGTTTTTACCTGATTTTAAAACGTTGGCAGGTAATGCAAAAGTAACACTGGCTGTAAAAAGATACCCTTCAGATTCACAAACAACAACGTCTTTAAGCCCATTTACAATCACAGCAAGTACTGATAAAAAGGATACAAGAGCACGTGGAAGATTTGTAAATATAAAAATAGAAAATGATGCTGTATCTGAGTCGTGGAGATTTGGCACA